CTCACGCACATCGCGAATCGTGAATAGTTGGTACATATTTTTCAATTCAATCACGATTTCTACGGTAGAATAGGTTAGTGCTGAAATAGGCAGAGCAGCTCCCACGTTTTCGCAAAACCAAAAATGGAGAGGAATGTTCAAAACTTGACCGTAAAGTGACGGCTCTGCGGCTGATGTCGCGGTAGAAATCGCATGCGGGTACTGGTTCATTCGGTCGTATGCGTTTGCTGGGTCGTATAGCTGCCGAACGTTTCCGACCATAGAGTTCACCATAGTCTTCTTATTCGCATCAAAATTCAAATCGGCATACAGTTTCATCCATTCTCCAGTATGACGCACAACTTCCTGTCCGTTAATAACGACTGACGCATAGTTAATCATATTGTACCCGATATTTCGTACCCACTGAAACTCATAGCCTATCGCAGCCGCATTTGCGTTGAGGTTTGGGTGAGTTCCCGGAACAACTTGATGGACCGGTGAGTAAATGTTCGGGAGCGTGAGTACTAGATAACAATCATTCACTAACTGTGCGAACTGCTCAACCTTCGCACGAAGAGTTAGAGATCCGGATGCCGGTAATTGTAAATTGGTTGTTTTGAACACCAATTCAAACTGTTCCATCGCAAAATCCGTGTGGCGCTTGTAAACAGACCTAAAATGCGTGAACGAGGGGTTCCCACATACTAGTTGATCTTGTGCACCTTTGTTCACTAATTGCATTAAGCCGCCCATCTTACTTATTTACTGAATAGTTTTATGTGTGAAGACTCCGCATTTTTTACATCCAGTTGTCTTCACGGTTATTGGAGTTGTAGTGCAGCTACACAGCGTATTCAACGTCAGAGATTTCGCGTTCGGGTTCGTAGGGTTCTCTGCTCGGGTTATATACGTCAATTTCTGTGACGCCATGAAATCTGTCCATGATGATGCTGGACGGCGAATTTTAGATGTTCCAACTACTTTGGAAATAAGCATTGCCTGGGAATATCCTAGTTGAGGATTACCTGGTGGGGCAATGTCTTCGTTTGTAGCAAGATTCGCAGATACATAGGTTGTCGCACCACGAAGACGCTGGATGCGGGTCCATTCTCCTGCAGATAATCCACGAGTACCAGCAGAAATATTACTGGCCATTCTCTTATACTACAACGTGCGGAAAAAATGAAATAGATGTCGGGCCAGTACGTCGTCCAATCTGAAGAAGTCGTTTCTCATCCCCCCACGCACCATAATCAAATATCTCATTGCTCTGGGGATCTAACACCATCGCCATTCCTTTGACTTTAATTATCTGCAGACGCCTCTTTCGTTTAACGAGGTTCAGGGTATACAATTCATCTTTTTCATCATCGAGGTATTTGGGGCGGTACGCTAAGTCTTCAGCAGTTACAGATGTATCAAAACGCATACATTGAATCACTGGCTGTTCTTTCGAATGTAGTTTTCGGTGAATTTCACAATCAACGGCCGACTGCTTTAGTACCAACGCTAAACTCTTGATAAGACGGTTCTTACGAAAAGAAACATCGTACAAATACTCATCCGAGCTCATAAATGCTTCACGAGGTTCATCCCCCTCATACATTTTCATACCGGTATCGTTTCGGCGAATAAGGACTACATTGTTCTCTGACGATGCCGTTTGTTCTGGAGTAAAAACAGACATATAAAGTTTCACTGTGACTGTGCGTTCTTCGGGAGGAAGTGAAGAGTGGGAATTCAATCGGATAGCACGTCCAATAACCTGGTCAATACGTGCAGGATTCCAGTAGGGTTCCATAATGTAAACATTTCGGACATTTAGTAACGTAATACCCTCAGCCGCACTCGACGATCCCATCAAAATACACAACCGTTTTTCCTTGATTGAATCTTTAAGTGCCGCTGGAAATGTGTCCGTATATTGACCATTAAATATTTGACGCATAAATTCAAGTTCATCCTCTTCTTCGTCTCCAGTATACATTCCGTATGCGGGCTTACCCTTTTCCATCTTAGGGTCTTCTTTCCATTGTCCGCCTTCCTTAATAAGCTTATATCTCTGAAACCCATTGTGTTTTAATACCAACCCAAATACACCCAGACCTTCTAGAGTTTTGTATTGCGAATACACGAACTGGTTTCTCCAAGGTTTGTTTTCACCTACTCCCTCCTTCAAATCTTTCAGCATTTGAGCCATCTTGGGAGAGTATAGCGCCAAACTTTTGGGAGATAAGAACCGCTCAGGTTCTGCATCGAGTTTGTTAAGAATTACAAGTTTGTCTTCGGAAATAGGATTGCCCCACATAGACGTCTCAGTTTCTCCTGTTTCCTCGGACATCTTGTACTTGAATTCGGGAGGAATGGCGTAATTGCAAACAAGACGAGACGCTGGACGGTATGAACCCATATCGTCATTCAGAGAAGGCATGCGCTTCTTTTTGGCTTCACGCTCCAACTCTTCTTTGCGCGCAGTTAAGTATCGCAAAAACTGCTCATCGGACATTGGGATTTTCGTGAGTGTTTTATCTTCGTCTAATCGTTTCGGAAGCAGGTTTTCATCAGCACCTCGGTAGTATGAAACAAGACCCTGGATACGTCGACCGAACAATAATGCGTTCTTGATTTTAAGCCCGTCAACAAACGTTTTCATGAATTCTTCGAAATCCGTGGGTAAACATTCTAGGAGTTCAGTAGACATCTTCGTTTCATCTTCCAACTGAATACCTGGGAACTTTGTTTCAAAGTCTACTTTCCACTTCGAAGCCCAAACTTTTATATCTGGTTCTTGCTTGAAATCCTTATTGTATTTTACAGCAATACGTTCCCCTTTATCATTGTACACGCTCTCAAAATTTGGAGGATTGCGGGTCAACATAAATACTCGTCTCACTGAGTTGTATTCGATAGTATCTACATCCTTCAATTGCCGGAAAAAGGCCGTCATCATTCCTTCGTCCCATGTGATTGCCGATTTTGTAGGAACATTCACTCGCTCAATTGCTCCTCGCAAAAGATTCATGAGATACGCGATTTCCTGGGGACGGTTGATGACCGGAGTTCCAGATAAACATACAATCTTCATATTTTTAGCTTTGTACATGTAATCAAACAGCCGCATCTTGGTTTCTCGTTCATTGAACACTGACCCAATTAAGTTATGCGCCTCTTCCAAAACTACCACCGAGTCATCAAACATACGTTCGGAAGGAAGAATACGATCCACATTCACTTTGCTGATTCCGTTGTACCGGATAAACGTAAACCGCGAATTAATCGTATCATTAATTTGTGTCTCAATACGTTTCTTAAAATCAGGTGTGAGAGTGCTGAAATTCGGTGCGGCATCTTTTACGGTAACAAAAAAGGCTCCATTCTCGTCAAGGTACTTTTCAGTAACTCCTAGAGTCTTTGCTAATTCCCTGTCCTCCAATGTTCTGATTTTATGTTCTTCCCAATGTTGTTCAAACTTGTAAATTGGATCTCCGCAGTTACGAATCTCATTCTTGTAATTGTCCTCAAGTCGAGCTGGTGTGATAATATAAATCTTCTTGTTGCTCATGAGAGATTCTGCGACTGCGATAGATGAACATGTTTTTCCCGAGCCGAGACCATGGTAAACCAAGAGACCTCGATACGGAGTTTCTATCATAAGGTAATCGCGCACCAGCTTCTGGTACGGTTGCAATTGGAATCCCTTGGTTTCTGTTCCCTCCACATCCTTTTGCCGGTATTTCATGAATATCCGAGTTATAAAGTCAGAGAACGCCTTGCGATCAGGCAGTACGAAAGACATCCCACTTATTTTTGGGGACGAAGATATAATGGAGAGTTTTGAAGCAACAGTTCGCAAATCGCCTAAGCTCTGGATGGTAGCATTTTACTTGTTTTTTGTGGCCGCCTTTCTTTACGTAAAGCCAGCTATGGCGTTCGGTAAAGATGGTAATGTTCGGCCTTTCGGTGTAGCCAAGCGCGAGGCAACTGTATTTCCCCTCTGGTTGTGGATGCTCGGACTTGCTGTAGTATCCTATCTCCTGGTTGTCTGGATTTTGGACTTTGATTTCTAAGCAGTGGGTGGTGGTACAACAGGAGCTGACGCAGCAGCGTCCGCATGTTTCTTTGCATTCAGTTTGGCCAACAAGTCCGTCTTGAACTTCGACATTTCATCAGCGGTCGCAACACATACCTTTGTTTCCGAGTCGTGTACTGTCCAGACCGTCATTGGCCAGAGAACAAGCATTAAAATGTATCCAATACCCACTTTTAACGCGGTGTCTTCGTTGAGTCCTAAACTAACAAAAAAGTTCTTGAACGGTTCGCGGATAACGGTTAGGAAACTTGCGAGGAGATACATCAAACTCGGTGCTGCCGCGGTTATTGCCCCGTTCTTCAATGAAACCAAAAAATTGGTCTTTCCGCATTTTGAAAATGTCGTGGCCATCATGATAACCAACGATCCAACAGTTAGGCACGCAAATATCACACCAGTGTATGTGAATGCTTCCATTTGTTATTCCGGGATACTTTGATAGGAAGAAACTAGACGTTCCAGTCGACAAATCAGATCCAGCCTCTCAACATAGTGTGGCCGGATCGAACCCCGACATTCCGTGAGTGTTTTCCATCCTACTTCCGATACTTCCTTGCTCTGCATAAACGTTAACTTCTGACCAAGATTAATCAGTTTGGAATCTTTTAACATCGCTACGAAGTAGATGTGGCGGTACATAATGTTATTTGTACCCTTGAACGTTTCCGTAAAACTTAGTTTGTCATGGAGAGTATACGAATCTGGATGAATGTTTGTTTCTTCAAAGAATTCTCGCTCGGCACACTGAACATCAGTTTCTCCGCGCATACGTCGACCTTTTGGAAATCCCCATTCCGGGTCTGTATATTTTGAAGGAAAGTCGCTCACTATCTTAGCACGGTCAAGTTGATAATATTTAGATTTTGAAATCTCATACTCTGCTGAATGCGTGTCTCGCCCCTGACCCCACAGCTTCGTCCACAATGTATCAAATTCCTGCTCCACAATAAGTTTCTGTTCAGGAATAGTCATGTTTCCAACCAAACGGTTTGTGTATTCGGGATTTCCCATATCATACTTTCCCCGAATAAATTCCATATACGCCATAGAATCCTTACGTTTCACCATCAGGATACCCACCGTTCGTGGGTCTACAGGAAGCTTCAGGGGATCATAAGCCCCTCGTATAAGAAGAATCCCGCACGAGATTATGGGGTCTTTACATGTTCGAAACACGTGTCCTTTTTCACCACAATTGTTGCAGTACATTTCCTTCAAACTCATTTCACTGTTCTATCGTCCGTTTTTTACTTCCGGCTTTCTAACAAATGGGTGGAAGCTCTACAAAACCTCAACTACCTTCAGTTGCGACGCTCGGAGTTGAGTCAGGAAGCTTTTCCGGAGCCGATGTCGCCCGAATTAATGCCGTTAACACTGCATCTCAGAAAGCGTATCAGGATGCAGTACTAGCTGCCCAACAGACTGCTATGTACTGGAAATACTTTTTCATCAGCGTGTTTCCAATTATAGGAATAGTTGCTCTAGTAGTTGTTATTATCCACGATGTTGTTGCCCGTAATACCGGTAGCCAGACATGGATGTTGCCCGGAGCTCCGGCCGCTGCTTCTACACCTACCACAACTGGTGCTACCGGTCCTGCTGCTCCGGTGAAGCAAGCCTTTACCAACTTCATGGGATGGGGGTCTACGTATGAAAACATGGACGAAAGTGTTCCGTCCGGGTCTACGGGACCTGCAGAAGCATGCCCAGTCACATCCCAAGCACCCGCATCCGCACCAGCACCCGCACCCGCACCACCTCTATTCTGGCAGTGGTTTAATGGGTTTGGAACATCTCCCGGTCCACACGATGCAACCACAGTAGCTACCGTTTCCGGATCTTCGGCTCCCTTATCATCTGCGAATCAGGGAGGATATGGTATGCAGTGGTGGATGTATGTTCAGGACTGGAATTATGGTTATGGACGAGACAAGCCAGTTGTTACGCGCGCCGACCCTACTAACCCCTCAATCCAGAACCCAGCCGTCTTCCTGCACCCAACCAACAATTCCCTTAAATTCTCAATCTCCGTATTTCCATCAGGAACGAGCGGGACAGTGAGTGAACCTGCTGCAGCCGGTCACGCTGGGTCCACGGACGATGTATTTGTATGCGAAGTTCCCAACATTCCTCTTCAGTCGTGGTTTTCGGTCTCTATGACTGTATTTGAACGTAATTTGGATGTTTACATTGACGGTAAATTAGTCAAGTCGTGTTTCCTCAATGGCGTTCCAAAACCGGCAGTCGGCGATATTTTCCTCACGAAGGACGGAGGTTATTCGGGACTCATGTGTGATTATGCCTACTCACCTAAAGTCTTGATGCCTGCCGATGCTATCGCGTTTTTCAGCAAGGATACCCAGTGTCGTTCGATGACGCAAGTATCCACTGGTTCTGCCGCAACCGGGTACTCTGTGAAATTCGGAGTTTACGACACAATTGGAAAGAAGATACAAGAATATACATTCTAAAACTATAACAATGGTGGATACTCGACTCCTTATACTCGCAATCGTTGTTGCTGTCTGTACTATGCTCGTCGTATTCTGGTGGGCTAGCCGACCAGCATCTGCACAAAATGGAATAGGTATAACGTCTACAATCAAGGACGGGAAAACCCAGTTCGATAGTAATCTGGATATTCCTAGGTCAAAAGATGAATCGCAGGGAATGACCTTTTCCTATGCTTGCTGGATTCACGTCAACGATTTTTCGTATCGGTATGGTGAACCAAAAGTTATTTTCACGAAAGGTCCTACCGACTTATCTATGATGTGTCCAGCTTTGTTACTTGACCCTAATACGAACTCACTCATTGTGAAACTTGATACCTTTGGAGGAACGGAGATTATACCCGTAGGTAATATTCCTGCAAAGAAATGGATACATTTCGCAATCGCCGTTGCTCAAGATTCGGTTGATATTTATGTGAACGGAACGTTGTATCTCCACCACACCTTGGTGAACATTCCTAAACAGAATGGCGAAACCGTACATACTAGCGTCTCTGGAGGATTCGATGGACAGATTGCGGGTCTTACATATTACAAGTATCTCCTCGATCCCTCGACTATCCAGAGCAT